ATGTCAATATAATCATATTCATACGGATAGCTAGCAGTTCTTATAGCACCATCAGAACCAACTTTTACATTATTGTATGTACTTCCACTTCCTTGACCTGCAAGTATGCTTTGCGTTAAAATAGATGTATCAGAAGTGCTTGGAGCGTGATTTAAAGGAATAGCAGTTGCCCCATCACCCATCTCCGCTATTAGTTTAACATCTAGACTAACATTTGTTACAGTTGAGCCTGTATTATTTTTAAGATTTATCTTAATAAATCGTTGACGCACTAAGAACGTGCCTAAAAAAAATATATTTCCTGTATATGTAAATGAATTTGTTAAATCGGGATATGTAGTTGTTTCTGGGTCAAATGGGTTAGTAATGGTTTCCAAAGTAAGTCCACTTGCACTCGCAACATAATCTATTTGATATTTTTCATAAACACCAGCATCTCGCCACCCACTACTAAGCGAAGCACCATTTGCCAAACTATCTGCATGATAGCTAAAAACAACATCTGATAAACCTGACTTTTCACTCATTTACGCTCTCAAATACCAATATAAACCAATTGACTTTTGTACTACACTTGTTGAATTTATCGTTGTTGAGCCTGTTGGCGTTATTGCTGAATTACTTGCTCCATCAATAGCGCAAGTCAGGCTCCTAGCACCTCTCACTGTATTTCCACTACCGCAAATTTTAACAGCTCCTACAGAGGCATTAACAACATCATTTGTACTGGACTGGCTAAGGGTGATAGATGTTGGAAGATTAGCAGTTGATAGTGAAAAAGGATTTATAGAGATAGAACCAGTAGGGGTTACGCTGTCTGCACCAGCCGTGTCACCTACCGTTGTTATTGAACCACCACTTGAAACGCCCATTACAACCCTATCCTGAAAATCAGGAGTAGTAATAGCCTTATCTGCATCCCAGTCGTCTTGAGCTGAAGCACCACGCCCCCCAGCTACAGGGGCTTGCCCATCTGCGAAATTATCCCATAAATATTTATAATGTAGTTCGTACTGCGTACCAGTTATATCGCCATTTGTTGTTTTAGATAATGTTTGGCTATCTAAAGGCACTTCATTAGTTCTTGCTGAACTGTGCGCTCCTGATATTATTTCAGGTAATGGCGTAGGATTAACAACTTGAAAGTTCGTGCCATCATATATAATAGTATATAACCTGCCAGATACTAATTCACCACCCTGCAATGCAGTAGCACCGTTTTTAACAATACTTTTTGCACCAACGGCGTTAAAATTGATGGTAGATGCCCCCGTATTAGTAGCGTTTATATTAAGTAAAAATTTTTGCCCTGCAACATATGCCGTAACAGAGGGGCTTAAATTTGCAACGTATGTATTTGCACTGCCAGTGGTTGCAACATAAACGGCACTTCCATCTTGAAATTGCCCCATCGCAAGGTAATTATTTCTTGCCGTAGCATTGCCTACATCAGTATGAATATTATTATTCATAGGTAAATTGCCAGTAGCTGAGTTTTGCCCGTCTTTTGTAATACAATTATTAATACCGTTTGTAAAATCAGTATCGTTTGCATCGTGCCTGTCTGCACGAATCTTAATACCGTTTGCAGCATCTGCAACCCAACTATGTGTCTTTGTAAATACACCGCTTCCGTTCCATCCTGCCATTATTGTCCTCCCGCTATAATTCCAACTGAACCCACTTGTTCCGCTCGTATTTTATTAAAATCTGGTATAAAAGCTTTTATAACTGCTTTTTGGTTAGCATTTTGTTTTTTAATTAATCGCTCTAAAAATTCAACACCCTGTTCTTTATTTATAAGTATATTAGCAACTTTTTTAGCATTAGCATCAGTTATACCTAACGCCCTATTTTTTACACCTGTAAATATAGCATCGACTATCTGGTCCCTTAAACCTTGATTGCCCCTTGCAATATTTTCTAAATTGTCTAATAACAGAGCGCCGTCTTGAGCTAGATTAAAATCTGAACGAGAACCTCCCAAGACTTTAAATTTAGTTTCTGCTGCCCTTATTTCTTGAAACATGCGTTTTGAAAACTCATTAAAACCACTTTCATTAGGAAAAGCCGCTTGTATTCTGTCTCTCACTAATTTATTACCAAATATTTTTTTTGCGGGGTCTCCACTATCAGCAGTTCTATCAACTTGATTTTTTAAAGCTCTTCTGACGCCAATTAAATACGCATCATGCTCAGAAGGTGTCATCTTATCTACAACCCTAGCTATTTGCTCTGGGTCTTCTTTTAAAAACCCTATTCCAAGCTCTTGAGCGTCTTCAACCGATTTAAAACCACTAAATACTGCTCGAGCCTTCTTATACTCTGGCACCTGATTATCTGCTATAGAGACAAGTTCATTTTTTAAATTTGTAAGTTGTCCAGCAGCCCCACTTCGACCCTCCCGAACTAAAGCTGCAATATCATCATCTAGTGCTTGCTTTGCACCATTTATAGCTTCGACTGAATTCCTTTTTGCTTCTGCACTCACGCCAAATTTACTTTTCCCCTCATCAAAGGCTTTTACAATACGTGGGTCTTCTTTTAAAACGTTAAAACGCTCTGTTTGTTTTAAATTAGCACCTTTTTGAATTGCTTTCTTATATAGTGGCGCAGCACTTGCTGCCCGACCTTTTGCTAAATCATCTAAATTTTGGAAGTAGTTATCTACATTTGAGACTTTTTTTGATAAAATCTCATTAATTCTAAAGCCAGATTCTTCTGAGCGATTTTCTAAAAAGTCTGTAACCAAGTTTTTAGTTCCGCCTGTTTTTTTTGCAACACTTCTTAGTAATCCTCTTGCCTCATCGCCTGCAATATCAACTAACTTATCTAACTTATCAGGACTTCCAGCTAATGTTTTTTGTATTTGTTTTAAATCTTGATTTGCCAACACATCCGCAACGATTGCATCCGCACTACGACCCGTTACAACTTTTCCAGTGCTTCGTGCTGCGTTTACAATGCCTTTCGCTACACTGCCAATAACAGGAATAGCACCGCCGATACTAGAACCCACCACCGCTCCTTTTTGAGCGCCTTCAATCCTATCTTTAAAATCTCCCTCAGCAGTACCAAAGCCAGAGACTGCCCCTGTTGCCCCACCAACAACCGCCGACTTTCCAACCTTCCCAGCGAGTCCACTTCTGCCAATGCTACTAACCACCTGCTGTCCTGCTTTTGTGCTTGCACCTGCTCCTCCTGTTAATAATGCACCGCCAATTTGCGATACGGTAGATACAACTGGTCTTTGCTTTTGTTGTCTAGCCAGTCTTTCTTCGCCCCGCCTTTGTGCTTCTTTTAATAAATCGCTATAATCTTCATCAGTCAACACACTTGCTATTCCTGCACCTAATCGATTCGCTATCTCATCCGCAAAGCCAAAGGTAGCACCTTGCAAACCTTGCTCTAATACTGTACGCCCCAAACCCTCCTGCGTTGTAGGTTGTATCTGCTGCGTCTCCCTTCTTTTAAGCTCTATTTTTGCTTGTTCAGGAGTAACAGCAACTTGGTACAAAGCTTTTCGCCTTTCTAGCTCTGCAAGTGCTTGTTGCCTAGTTACCATTATCCGCCCTCCGCAATAGCCCTTAGTTCATCATCGCTCATAGTTGACAAATCTGGCTCTTGTTGTGTTATTCCCTTTTTCTCGGCCATCTTCTTTTGGCGTTCTAAACCAGTTTTAATAATACTCTGGTATTCTCGAGCCGCCTTTATAAACTCATCTTCCGTTTGTGATAAACTCATTCTAGTCTGTGCTGCCTCAGCTCTGTTGCTTTCTGTGTCGGTAATATTACCTTGCCCTCGCAACCTTTCCCTAGCTGTTAAAAAAGCTCCACCCTTTAGTTGTTTTAATCTTTCTGCAAAAGAAGCTGCGTCCGTACCAGCAGTAAATCCGCCACCTGGTTTGTCTATATCACCAGCATCTGAAAAAGGCAGTTTCTGAAAACCAAAACCTACTGCCGCATTAAAGCCCGGATGTTCTAGTAAATCATCAATTAATTGTATCGTATTTTCGGCCTCAGCTTCCGCTGCTATAAAAGCAGCTTCCTCCTCTAACTTAGCAATTTCAGCTTTTCCTTGCCGTTCACGTGCATTTATCTCATCAAGAGTAGATTGCCTTTGTCTATCAAAAACCCTTTGTTCCCTTTTTTCAGCTCTTTCCAAGTCTGCTTGCTCAGCTTCAAACTTCTGTTCTCTTTCTAACAGTCCAGTTTCAAAGGCTCTTTCTTCCTCTATTTTTAACCTTTCTGCTTCCGCTTCTGCTGCTGCTATAGCCTCTTGAGTGCGTCCTTTTTCTGCACCTATATCTTGTAACTCTTTAGAACCAAAGTAAGCAGCTATGCCCCTTGCTAATGGGTGTGCGTTTCTATCATTAGCTTGTTGTAATAGATTTCTAGCTAACGCCTCTCTATTAGCTAGCTCTGGTAAAGGCACTGTTCCCTGTACCCTTCTAGGCTGTGATTGCAATGCGCTTATTAATTGACGATTCTCATCATCTACAATTTGCGTAGGTTGCTGAAATGCTTGTTGAGGCTGTTGTTGCTGCCTTGCTAAAAACTCAGCTAAGAAATTTCTATCTCTCATCAACAACCTCCATTTCTAAACCAAGCTTATCATAATAAACACCATAATAACCATTATCCATAACAGTTACCGCTTCTGGGTTTCTTTTCATAACCTCTTGCGCCATTACACCCTTAAATCTAGTAGGATTGCCTATGTAATTATAGTGGTATAAATTATATCCTTTTTCATTACCAACATGCTTAATATTTTCTTTTAACCTATAATCAGAACCTGCCGCAACCGTAGCACCTGCATTTGCCAAATCGCCAATGAATTGCAACTGTTGGTTTTGCTGTTGTTGTGCAAATTGTGATACCCCCAATTGATTTGCAAAACCTTGATTAATTATACTAGCCACATCAACTGTTGGTGCATTGAATGGCTGGAAAGGAGCGGCGAAGCCACCCAATGCCCCTAATTCCCCGAACTGCTGCGCCCTTTGCTGTTGTTCTAGGTTGGCTAACGCTAGTTGTTCATTTACTTCCTGACCTCTTAACGCTGCCGTTAAACTAGCTAGCCTGTTTTGTTCCACTCTTCCCGCCTCTATAGCACCAAACGCTAAATCTTGTCGCCTGTCACCAACTGACTGATCAAATCTAGTCAATTCTTTTTGTGCTGCCTCGCTTGATAATGGTATGCCTCTATCTGCTAAACTTTGCACTAAATCTCTACGCTCTTGCTCTATTATCGGTGCTAATCTTCTTTGCCCTGCTTCAAACGTTTCTTGCTCTAGTCTCAAAGCATCGTCTGCAAAATCCCCTAGCAACGGTGTTTGTAATCCGCCCTGTATATCCGCTGCGCTTCTAAAACCACCTAATTGAGTTCCTTGCAATTGACTTACCAAGTCCAACGCTGCGGCTTCTCTTTGCTCTCTAAATTGCTGTTGAAATGGGCTTTCTGTGATTCTTACGCCTTCCGCATCAGAACGTGGTACGAAGTTGCCCTCTTCGTCTATGGTGCCATATTCTAACGTGCCTTGCGGTGTGATTTGAAATAATTGTGTAGCTCTTTGTTGGGCTGCTATTGTATCTGCTGGATTTGGAGGAGTAGGTACTGGGGCATCATTACCACCAAAAATACTCGTTATTGGACTCGTAACCGATTCTACTATGTCGCCCATCTGCTTAACTCCCAATCTTCACGCAATATAGAAAATTGCATTATATCTTCAATTTCTGCTGGCTTTCTTAGGATTCCTTCAAGGGTAAAACCAGCCAATTTAACTAATCTTACCGCTTGGCGATTGCTTGCGTGTGTCACTGCGGTTAATCTATTATAACAAGAATCTTTGAAAAATAAAGATAAAATTAGTTTTATAGTTGTTAGAGGATTCCAATCTTTTCTAAAGGCTGCCAAACTAATACTAGCCTCCAACTCTTGTATATTGCTTTCCTTGTGCATTAAGAAGCTGTTAAAAGCCCACGCCACTGAAGGCCTGCCCTCCTTTATAATTCCATAACATTGACACTTTCTATAATCTATCCTATCTGGGATAGCTTCATTTAGTTTTGTACCCCAGTACCAATTGTTATTTAAACCATTCTCTGAACTTCTAGCGATATGTTCGTTCCCAACCATTTAAACTGCGCTCCCTGAATACTAAACTGTATTACCGTTGATATTGCTCTACCTGTACCCGCTACACTAAATTTAACATTCCTTGCCGCTGCCGCTCCTGCCCATTGCGACTCATCCCATATTGCTGTATTCCAGTCGGGGCCTATAGGGTCACTTTGTGCCGTGTTAGTTACTGGTTTATCTATATAATCGTAGCCTATTTCAGCTCCAAGGGTTGAGGTACCATCAAATAAATAAGTTATTGTAAGATTTTTGACATTCTTAATATTTGGTATATTAACGGTTGAATAAGCCTGTTGTGCTACGCAATCTATATTACTACCATTATCACTAAATCCACTATCAGCCTTATAAACAACACCGTCACCGCCAAAGTACAGGCCGTTATTAAAACTTGCAAATACAGTAGCGTTCCACCCAGTAAACAAACTAGGGGCTTGCGTTTGAAATACTGTGACATATTGAAAGTAGTTACTGCCATCAACTTCTGGTACATTAACAATCAACCACCCTTTATTATTATAAAGCGACAATTGCCAATCGCTATTTGTTCCGTAAGTGTTAAAAGCTTCTCTAATAGCACCACCTAATTTTGAGGGCTTTAAAAGTACACTTCCAAGCTCACCTGATGCGTTTATAGTATCACTTAAAGCTACAACATCCTGCCTAGTTAATACTATAATATCACCTGCAAATTCTATTGCAGAACGTTTATTAATTGGGGCTGGTATAAAATACCTGCCAACTAAAGCCCAATTTGCAGCGGTGCCGGGGTCATTACCTTGGTACACAATAACTTCACCTGTATCTAATATAAATGCTGCGTAATCATCAGGGCCACTACCTCCGTCTCTTGATATAGATTTCATTATTAAAAGATTTCCACCAGTCTTTGACACTTCATTTAAAGGGAATTTGTCAAATTGACCTTGTATCGCATTAGTATTACCGTAATAAAAATTGCTTGTGTCCGTATCCCAAACATACATTCTTGATTTATGAACGTTTATACCATCAACATTTGTAGGGCCGTCCGTGTTTAAGTCATGTGTATAAATAGCATCAGTTGAATTTGTACCGTCATATATTTGCGGTGTATCAGCACCATTTACAAGCACCATAGAGCCGCTTAATTGAGCACTTTCAAAGTCTGTATTTGTAAAGCCCGTTTTAACGCTTGTTGCCGTTCCTCCGCCTGCTCCTAGCGAATATAAAACAGTCCCAGCACCGACAACCAATTGTTGCGTTGTTGCGTTCTTATATTCCGATAGATGATTAACAGTGCCAGTCATGCCTGTACCAAAACTATCAAAACCTAACCTTGAGGATATGCCATCAGGTTCAGATATAACATT